AGGGTATGGTTTTGTGACTTAGGTACGCTTATATTTTGTACCGTCTAGCAATCTCGTCATACTCAGCAATCTGCAATGCTCCCTGGTCATCCGTTACCATACATTTACCCTCATTTACTCCTTTATCTGGGCAAAGTAGATACTTACGGCCGTCCGGCGCCGCCTGATAACCTGTCAGCATATATCCTGCAGCATCAAACAAATACCACGCGGATGTTCCTGTTGTGACCTCCGTCAGCCAGTACCAGCCGCTGTGCGCGTAGCTGCCGTCTTTGTACTGATACCACCAGCGCTGCCCATCCGCAGCAGGAAGAAAACCTTCATGGTTTTTTTTAGGCCACGTGGTGATGAACTTGTCCGGCGTGCCATATTGCTGCCGGAGCTGTGCCGTGGTACTGCCCCAATCCGGCAGGTATAGATGTGGCTTATCCACAATGCTGTGCCAGTCTCCACCCCAGCCGAGTCCCAGCTTCTTACCGATGGCCCCAACCTTCCCGAAGAAATTGCCGGACTCATTGTATGCTCCGTTCCCGTCGTTCCGGAAGAAGTCAAACGCAATGCCCCACTGGTGCTGTGAACTGTAACTGCTACCCCTGGCATTTGTCACGATATTCCCAGGCTTTGTTCGGCCCTGGGCATACAGTTCATCTTGTTCCACCACGGTTCGATAGCACTCTCCAATCTTAATAATTAACCCTTGCTTTTTGCATTCCTCTACAAGTCTCCCTGCCAGCTCCTGCAAGCGGGGATGGCACATTGTTATATCTCTCATAGCCTTGTCCTCCTAGAATATATTATGCGAAAAAGCCCAGGATGTCCCAGGCCCTATGTACTGCTGTTGCGACGTCGCAACACCGGCGTCACCCTGCCGGCCGGAAGATATGAGGATCACCGCCTCTCTATTGATTACTGTCACCCTTAAGTTGCTTGTACATCTGATTAATACCGGTAGCCGCAAGGCCAGATACCGCACCGACAGCCGCCGCGTTGATGATATCTGTTGCCGGGTAATCGGGCATCGTATACATGCCTACAACGCCCAGGGCGGCCCCAATTACGCCGCAAATCACCGGCAGCCACTTATTGTCTACCGATGTCGCTTTGACGGCCATAGCGGCCAGATAACACAGTGCTGTAATTCCTGCTACACTTGCAATTCCAAAATCCATAATTATTCCTCTCATTCATGTGCCTGCTGGTTGATATGTTTCTCTATTTTATTGATAGCTTCTGTCACGGGGCCATTGCACCCCTGTTCTTTCAATCCCTTTAAGCAAGCCAGTACCCCATACGTAAGCAGGCACTGTTCTGATTTTATCTGTTCGATTTCTTTGTCCTGTCTTTCCTGTTTTAAAAACCACCTGTGGGCTGCAAAAACGGCCGAAAAAATGGCAGCCAATGCTGTCATTGCACTAGCTACCGTTATAATTGTATTTGTGTCAATATACATGGTCACCTCAGTGACAGGACAGTCTCAAAGGGCCGCCCTGTCCATTTAAATGTCGCAACTATTCTGCTGCTGGTCCAGTCGCTGCGGGTGTTTCCGGATGTTTTAACGGCGGCTTGCTTTTCGCCAGCAGCTCCGGGTCTGCTCCCGGCCCTTTCGCCGGCGGAGTCTGCGGATGGTCATACCCTCCGCTCCCCTTCGCGATTAAGTCCGGGTCCCCAGCTGGGCCATTAATACCAACATCACAAGTACAGTCCGTGTCCGGTGTTAAGTGTTTGTAGTGATTTGCATCATTGATTTTGTGTTTCTTACAGTTTGTCATAGTTCTAATCTCCTTTTCATGGTTTGGTTTATAAAATAAGGGAGAGCCAATCGGCTCCCCAGGTTACTTATTGTTCTGTTTTATTAATTATCTGGCTGAAAACCTGGTGCAGGCCGGTACTGGCAAGTCCTGTTACGGCCCCGTACACGATACTTTCCAGGCTTACTGCTCCGACGGCCACACATCCCAGGACTGCCCCCAGGATTGCCAGGATTGATGGGATGTACTGATTACTGACCGCTTCCAGCCATTTGATATGTTTAATGCAGTAGCCGACCACCAGGCAGGTGTGGTAGTACCCCGGTGAACGGATACAAGTTTTCAATAGGAGTGTCTAAGTCTGCATCTGCAAAGGAAACAGATATGGCAAAACTTAATGTACTTGATACACGTTCAAACGGGCCAGAGTATAATATACTTGACATATCATCCTTAAGTGGTAATTATTACATATATGTGTATGGTGTCTACCACAGAAGTTCTAGTGGAAATTTAGGCCCCGATAGGGGGTTTATCTACGAGATATTTATGACTTTAGCTTAAATGCCAGTAACTCGTTACTTACGAATTAGATAGGGATATAGTTCCACCCATTATTCCATTATTTTTGGTAGTGCTTGCGCTTCTTACAGACACATAAATAAAATACATCCCATTGTAATTTGTGACATCCAGAATTACGTTAAAATTAGTAACAGTACTATTAGCAAGCACCTCCGCCCCATATGTAACCCCGCTTCCATCTGCTTGTAAAGATATCCCTACTTTAGTGTAGTATTGTGAGCCTGACTTATCATATGCTCTGGGGACGAATAGTTTTAAGTATTTATATGACGAAACATTTACTGCTGTATTAAGTCGGCCCAACGTGGAACCACCATTACTACCACAAAACACGTTTATGCTTTTTGGACTTGTAATCCATGAAAAGAAACCAGTCGAGGTGCCTATTTTGGTTGCTCCTGTTTCGTTCCCGGTAACATCAGCAGGAGAAGATAACCATTGTTCCAACGTCCCAGTAACTGTCTTCCCGTACAAGGTGTAGGAATAGCCTTTACGGAGAGCGTTTGCTGGCGGTAAGGCGAAGGCTGGAATGGTGTAATTGCTTGTCATGTATTTGCCAGAACAGTTTGCAGTTACTGCTGACGTGGAGGGTGTCAATGTTCCTCCCGCCTGGCTGGGAATCGTCCCAGTGATTTTACTACCGTTTACCCATGCCGTTCTTCCGGCAAGGATATGCCCAGCTGCCGAATCGCCAGGTGTCTGGCTGGCCAGGCTTTTTGCTGTCACTTTTCCGGAGCCATTGTGAAATCCCTCCGGGATTGTGTAACTTCCTCCAGCTCCCAGCTCCTGAATGACAGCTCCCCGGTTCGTCATCCCACCCACTCGCCGCTCAAACAGCTTCGTTACCGGGTTGAATTTTAAAAACGTTTGGCCCGAAAGTGCCTGCGAATCCGCCAATGTTGTTTCCGTGTCTAAAGTTCCTTCCACCGCTTCATCATCTGAATCGGCGGTCACCGCTTTCAGTCCAGTCGGTACATTCGCTTTCACAAGTGTACATTCGTCTGAACCGGCACCACCGCCAGCGCCTCCCGGCATCCATATCTTACTCATACACTCATACCCCCTTCAGGCCGATTGTAATGTCCGTCACCGGCTTCTTATAAACTTTAAATACGGCCTGTCCATCAGTCAACTCTGCTGTGCCACCACAAATAATCCCAAACGCCTTGATATATGCCTTTGCTGTGGCTGCATCGGCCCCATCCGCCAGGGCGCTGACCACGGTCGGCTCCATCCCTTCCGCGGCGCCCGAAACCAGAACCGTCTGGCTGTACGGTGCGTTTTCTCCAATCCAGCTACCAACCGTAAGAGCAACTTCTGTCACGTGCTCCAGACGCTCCATCTGCATTTTCAGATAAATATCGTTATTCAATAGTGCTTCCGGCACTTCCGCCATTTCTGCTCCGTCAGCCAGTGTCTCCCTCGTCCACTGTGTCACCTCCCGTGTAAATTCCGGAGGATTCTTGATTATAAATGCCATGCGGTACCTCCTTTATTAAAAGATTTCGTCCATATCATAAATCTGCGGAATGTCCTCATCCTTCCCTTTTCGCATGAAGGTCCGGTAAGCAATCAAATCGCCAGTCTCGTCAAGCAGCCCCATCTCCGATATTTCCTTACCCGTCAGTTCCCCAGCCGCCAGCGTAGCTGTGTACCGGCAAGTTGTCTTGTCGTCACTGGTATAACTATGGTTTTCGATCACTTTTTCCAGAAGTTTATTATACAGGCCTACTTCGTTCCCCGTTGCCAGTTTCGGAGTTCCTGCCTCATCCACACCGCCATCTCCCCAGGCCATCTTCGCAATTTTGGGTAATGTTTCATCGCCAGCATGGGCCATGCACAGCTTTTTCCTCCCTGTCATCGTGATTACACCTTTGTTCTCTGCCATGTTCTATCCTTCCTTTCTTATAGTGCATACCGGCCGCCGTCGAGTTTCCGGCTGCCATTCAACTTCCAAGTTCTATCCAGACCGTTTAACTTTGTCATATAGCTATCTGTTACAATCTTACATACTGCCGATGCCTGACAGTTCAACTGCTCTGCCATCTCCATCTGCTTTACGACGCCCGTCTGTACCTGCTGAATGGATTCTGTTTTAATAGCAACCTGTACTCTCTGTTTCATATTGACTCCGGCCAGCTCCGCTTTCGTTTCTCCGCTGACCGCTATCTGCAACCGGGCCTTTACCGGATAAAAATCCAGCGTTTCTTTGCTGTCATAACCATTCAAGCGACGGCTCCTATCCAGCCTCCAAAGAGCGTCCAGATGTAAATAGCCTAAGTTATAGCGTGGGTGGAACTGGAACCGAAAACATACTTTGTTATCGAAACTGATAGGTACCTCATATTCGGCACCAACATGAAACTCCAGCACCTCTAACCAAGAACGGACATTTTTATAAACACGAATTCGGTCAATGATTTTCTCCCCGTCCCCCACATGAATCACGTCGTCCAGGGCCAAATCAACGATAGCCTTAAAAAAATATGGTTTTCCTCCATAGGTGTACCACTCTTGCAATCTTCCGCCCTGGAACAAAGTTCCCAGGTATTCCGATAAAACGGAACCAGTTCCTCCTCTCAGATACCAGGCTACCGTCTGCTTAATCATT